ACGAGCTGCGCGGCACACCCGACTGCCTTCTGTTATATGGATACTATGAATGGGGTAGCGCGTCATGGTGGCGCAAAGTCCTGCAAGGAGTACGCAATGGCGCAGGACTACGAAATTAAAGTCAAGGTAACGGGAGTCGATCAAGCCAAGACACAGGTCGACGGGCTCTCGGACTCGCTCCAAGAGGCGCAGCAAGAGTCTTCCCAGCTCGGCGTTTTGGACAAGATTACAGGCGGAGCCGTTGCAGGCTTCCGCAGTGCTACGCAAGGCGTCAAGGCATTCATCGGAGGTCTAAAGCTGACCCGTGCGGCAATCATTGCCACCGGAATCGGTGCTCTGGTCGTCGGGGTTACTGCTCTGGTCGGAGCCTTTACAAGTACCCGCCGGGGCGCTCGACAGCTTCAGGTAATTATGGCGGGCCTTGGTGCGGTGGTGGAGCGCGTTACGGCCCACTTCCAAGCCGCCGGAGGATTCATTGTGGACCTATTTAGCAAGGGCCCCACAGAAGCGGTTAAAACCTACCGTGACGAGATAGACAAACTCCCCGGTTCTATCACGGACGCGGTACGGGCTACGATGGAACTGCAGAAAGCAGAACAGGCCCTTCTCGATACACGCCGAGAGTTGACCGTTGCCGATGCCAAAGGAAGGCAGGAGATAGCACAGCTCCGACTCATAGCACGAGATCGAACCAGAGACACAGAGGAAAGAATCGACGCCGCGAAGAGAGCGATGGCGATTGAGTTGGACCTTGTAGAGCAAAGACAAGAAGCCGCCGCCGAGGAGTTACGCATCGCACAGGAGCGAGCGAAGATGTCCGACACCTCAGATGAGGACTTACAGAGGCTCGCAGACCTAGAGGCCAACCTGATAAACATCCGGACTCAGTCGTTTATGACGCAGCGCAGACTCCAAGAGGAGGTCCAAAGCGTAGAGCGTGAAGCGACGGCAGAGAGAAAAGCGCAGGAGGACGCCCGCCGAAAGTCTAGAGAGGCAGAAGCCAAGGCCGCGGCAGATGCTGCCAAGGCGATAATTAAGTCGGAGGAGGAAGTCGTCGAGGCTTTAGATAAGCGCAGCCGCGCAAGCCTAGATGCAAGGACCAAGGAGATACTTGCCGTCGAGGATTTCTACAACGCACAACTCGACAAGGCCGGAGAGAACGCCGAACTCGTTGCCGAAATCGAGCAGCAGAGAGAGGAGGAACTGGCCGCCATGCGCGACCGCTTCCGGATGGAGGACGCAGCCAAAGCGGACGAAGCCCGAAAGAAGGAGGCTGAAGCCGACAAGGAGCAGCGGGAGCAAGCCTTGGAGCAGGAGCAGGTGTACCAGGACAACCTCGCCGCCCTGAAGGAGACGGCCATCAGCTCCACCTTTGGCATCTTGAGCAACCTGTCCAAGGCCTTCGAGAAAGACACCGAGGAAGGACAGCGGAAGGCGTTCAAGCGGAACAAGGCCATCAGCATCGCCGAGACGCTCGTGAGCACATACCAAGCCGCACAAAAGGCCTACGCCTCACAGCTGGCCATCCCATCCCCCGACGCACCCATCCGTGCGCAAATTGCCGCGGGTGTGGCAGTGGCTGCGGGTCTGGCTAAAGTGGCCGCAATTAAGTCCCAGCAGTTCAGCGGGGGCGGATCTTCCGGCGGTGCAGCCGGAGGCGGTGGGTCGATTGGTGGAGGTATCGAGTCGGTCGGTGTAGACGTCGGATCCCTCGTCCCGAATCAGCAGAACGCCACACCGGAACCCGTCCGGGCATATGTAGTAGTATGTAGTAGAGAACGAGATATCGAACAAGCAAGCACTCAACCGGGAGCTGCAAATTCAAACGACGCTATGAGGACAGTCGAGCTATTGATTGACGAGGAACAGGAGGACTTCGGAGTGGAGGCCATCAGCCTCGTCAAGTTCCCCGCTATCGAGGAGAACTTCGTGTGGGACGATGCCAACCAGGAGGAGTTCGAGGTGTACTTCTCCAAGGAGACCGTGGAGCAAGCCGCCGAGCTGTTCATGAAACAGAAGCGCAACGACGAGTATACCGTAGAACACCAAACCAAGGTGGACGGGCTGTCTATCTTCGAGAGCTGGATCGTGGCAGACAAGGACCGCGACAAGGCCGCCGTATATGGCTTCGATGTCCCCGCCGGGACGTGGATGGTTTCGGTACGTGTCCACAACGGCGACGTATGGAGCGATGTAAAGGACAAGAAATACCGCGGATTTAGCATCGAGGGGTACTTTATCGATAAGCTCGTGAAGATGGAGGAGGTCACGATTGAGACTATCGCCAACGCAGTCCGTGAGGTGCTGCAGCCTGTGGGGATGTTGGACGGTAAGCCTCTGTTCGGCACTCCTTTAGAAGCCCGCTTGATGGCTGAGGCGTTAGGATGTGAGGGCCACCACCAGCACGAGGTCAACGGGCGGGTGTTGTATATGCCGTGTGAGAGCCACGAGCAGCTCGACCCGCTTCTGTCAAACGAATGAAAACCCATTATATCACCCGATAGAATACCCATCATGTCAGTAATCGAGAAACTCAAGGAGGCCGTCCGCTCTGTCGTAGAGGCAGAACGTCAGAACCTCTACGCCGAAGCCCGCCTGAACGATGGGCGCGTTATTGCAACCGAAGCCGAGCAGTTTAGCGCCGGCGCCCCCGTCCGCGTTATGAGCGAAGACGGCGAAGCCACTCCCTTAGAGGCTGGTCAATACGAACTGTCCGACGGTGGACAGGTTACCGTAGACGAGAACTCTGCCGTCGTAGAGATGATGGACGAGAAGGAAGAGGAGAAGGTCGAGGCCGGCCGCAGTGAAGGCCGCGCTCGTCGACAAGTTCCAAATCACTCCCGAAGTAGCCGCCGAGATTGTCGAGGTGGTGAAGGACGCTATGGCGCCCGCCGAGGTGGAAGCCGAAGAGGAGAAGAAAGAGGAGGAGATGGAAGAGGAAAAGAAGGAGGAGATGTCTTCCCACCTGTCCGACCTCACCCACGAGATGGCCGTGGCACTGGAAGCCATCAACACCCGCCTCTCCAAGTTGGAGGAGGCCCCCGCCGCCCAGCCTGAGCGCGTCTTGCCAAAGGCTGAGTTTAGTCAAGAAGTCAACCCCAACCTGAAGGGCGTCGATCGCGCCTTCAACATCATTTCAAATTTCTCATGAGTAAGAAGTACAACTTCGACATCCTACGCCGGCGAACTCGCGCTCCCGTATGTCACCGCCGCCGTAACCGGTGCGGAGACCATCGCAAACAACCGCTGCCGTCTCATTGAAGGCATCGTTCACAAGGCCGTTATTGAGGACCTGTCTTATGACGCCGGTCTGATTCAAAACGCTTCAACGTGTGCGTTCTCAGATGGTGAGTCTATGACGCTTACCGAGCAGGTCTTGACGCTGTCCGACTTGAAGGTTAACGAAGAGATTTGCCGCGGGACTATCTTCCCAACCTACGTGGGTGCCGCTGGCCGTATGCGCCGCGACGGGCAGATTCCTCCGGACTTCGCTGAGTTCCTTTTGGCTTCTACCGCTGCTAAGGCTGCCACAAGTGTTGAGACCCTCATGTGGGGTGGTGCTTCTCCTTTCGGTTTGGGTCTGTTGTCTGACGACGGAACCTTCGACATCACCGGAGTGCGCGCTTCCGCTATGGGTGGGTTTACTGAGTATGACTTGACCGGCATCACCGGCGGACCCGGTTTGACCGCCGCCAACATTTTGGAAGCTCTCGACGGCGTCTTCGCTGCCGCTGCCGCTACCCCTGGAATCTTGAACAAGCCCGGATGTGGTTTTTACATCAGCTACGAGGCGTTTGCCTTCATGCAACAGGCTATCGCCCAACAGGGAACGGACGCAGGTTACAACCGCGACCTTAAGACGGTGACCTACCTCGGCTACCCTGTCTACCCAACCGCTGGCATCCCCAACACGGTTGACGCTATCGCCTTCACCTACCCTGAGAATATCGTGGTCGGTACGAACGCATACACCGGAAACGAGGCGGCTTCTTTGATCCCCGTCTATCAGTACGACGGAAGCGACAACGTCCGCGTGACGATGAACTTCGCTGTCGGCGTTCAAGTTGCTGTCGCTGCTGACGGCGTTGTAGGATTCGACTTCACTGCATAAGACATGGCCTGTACTATCACCCTCGGTCGCGCGCTGGATTGCAAGGATGCCCTCGGTGGTCTCTCGAAGATTTTCTTCGTGAACGACTACGTGGACGGACTTGTGACCGCCGCGGGGACGGGTGATGGAACGGCAGGCTCGGCAACTGTAGCGACCGCCTCCGGCGAGAGCTTCACCGTAACCGACCTCCCCGCGATGACTGTACTTCAGTACGACCTTCGTCCGGACTTGTCTTCCTTCACCATCAACGTCCAATCTGACCCCGCGACAGGCGCCTCGCTCTTTGAGCAGACGCTCAACGTGGTGCTTCAGAAGAACCAAGAGCAAGACCCCGAACAGCTCCGGCTCATCAGCCGCAACCGTTCGCAAATCTTTGTCTTGGACAACAATGACAATGTGTACCTCTTCGGGGCCGCCTACGGGATGGACCTGAACGGCGGTACCATCACCTCCGGCGCGGCTCGCAATGAAATGTCCGGTTCTACCTTGACCTTTGCCGGTCGTGAGGCAGCACCGTACTACCTCCTTGAAGCTACCGCAGGAGTCGGGACGTCAGTCTATCCATTCGATGGACTCACGACACCCGCGAATGTGACTATTACCACGGGTTAAATCTCCGTTGCTTTGTGTGTTTTGGGAGAGGGTCGCCATTTGGCGGCCCTTTCTTATATCCCCCTTTGAGATGATACTGGTCGTCAAGAATAACAGCAAAGGAAAAGCGGGGGGCAGCCAACGTCGCCGAGTACGGCGCGACCATACAAGCCTTGGGGATGGAGCTGACTAGCCTCACCACAGACAAGACGGTTATGGTGAACGCCAAGACGCTGACGGTGACCGATCGCTTCGCCACGTTTGTATTTGACGCATCAGAAACCGCCGCCGATACTTCCGCCGACTTGAGTGGGGCGCAGTGGCCGGAGGGCTTTATTCAGTACCGCATCGTCGAGCGGGCGTCCTCGTCCGATGTGCGGGCGATTACGTCTGCCGATGTCATACTTGAGAAGGGTTTGGGGTATCTTACCCGCGGCGACCAGACGGGAATCCTGCTCACCGAATCCGGAAACTACCTCGCCAAGGAAGACGGCGGGTTACTATTGACAGAAGATGCCACGACAACGACGGAAGCGTACCAAGAAACAACCTACGCCAGCCACCCCGACGACGCTCAAACATTCACGTACTATGAGTAAGCACGAGTTCAATGTCTTCGGGTTGCCGTCCCACGAGCTGCCCCTGTTCCAGGAGAAGACCGGGCGCGATTGGGTGGACTACGGTTTCGACAACTTGTACGGCGACTACCTCCGGGACCTATACCTCGGCTCCAGTATCCAAACCGCTGCGGTGAATGGTATCTCGGAGATGATTTACGGCGATGGCCTCGACGCAACGGACCGCGAAGAGAAGCCGGAGCAGTGGCTCAAGACACAGCGCCTACTCGAAAAAAGCGACGAGAATATTTTACGCCAGTTGTGCTTCGACTTGAAGCTCTACGGGCAGTGCTACGTGCAAGTCATTTGGAACCGCGTAAGGACAGAGATTGCCGAGCTTAGGTTCCTCCCTGCCCACACGGTCAGGACGGGGATAGCAGACTCACAGGGCCGCGTCGACTGCTACTACGTCAGTCCGGATTGGTCGCGCATGAGGGAGCCGCGCTACGCCCCCGTAAAATACCCCGCGCTCGATT